AGCTGTAACGGCGGCGGAACTGTGTTGATACAGGCGGCGGACCAGTTCAATGTCCTTTCCGTTCTTGTAGTAAATCTCTGTTCCGAAGTATTTACGGAACGAATGGGTGGATATATCCTCATACCCAGAACCGAGCCAGTCGCAAACCTTTTTCAGATGCTTTTGCACTGCCCGGACACCGATAGGGAATATCAGATCATCGCCCTCAATGCCCTCTGAGTTTGCGTATTCAAGGAGGAAGTTGTAGACCTGCTCCTGAACCTTGAAACGGCGAACCTTTCCGGTCTTATGCTCAATAATATTGAAAGCGTGGCCGGATGGTGTCTTGATAAAAGAGGAACGCCGGAGGGAGAGTGTATCTCCAATGCGGAGCCCTACATTCGCCTCAATAACAAGGATCGTAGCAATCCTGGGATTAGGCTGTATGCAGTCTCCAATGCCCTCATATAAAGTTTTTATGATAGTCTCATACTGCTCATGCGTACAAGCTGTTGTTGTTTTTCCTGCCATATCAATCTCTCCATTTATACGCCACAGACCTCATCGCGGATCTGCAAATCAATGTCAACAATGTATTCCATATCAACGCCGAGTTTCACTAACTCATGGATATATTTTGTAGTATCGGCTCCGCCCTCTGATGTTTCGTAATAGTGACGAGATGCCTGCTTGAACTTCTCAATAGTTTCATCAATGGCACTTCGCCGGATTTCTTCAATCATATAGTTTGTGTGCATCATCATTCCTTGCAATGTATTCATAAAATTCTCCTTACTGATTTTTCATCAATCCGCCAACAATATTATTGATTGCTGTCTCCGAAACGAACCCACCCTGCAGTCTTACAGGAGTAAGAGAACCGTTAGGGAGAAAGAGCATATCGCCATGGCCCATGAGCTTTTCGCCGCCGGCCATATCCAATGCGACCATAGAGTTTGTGACTGTACCAACACGGAGACAGATCTTTGTCGGCATATTCGCCTTAATCAATCCGGTAACAACCTTTGCAACCGGGTACTGTGTAGCGATTACAAGGTGGATGCCACAGGCACGGGCTTTCTGTGCGATTCTTACAATATGTCCCTCAACGGATTTTCCACCCATACTCATAAGGTCGGATAACTCATCAATGAAAACTATGTCACGTCTCATAGGAGCATCTGCGAACTTTGCATTGTAGCTGTCAATGTCACGGCAGCCGGTAGAGGCAAGAATGGAGTAGCGGCGATCCATCTCAATACAAAGGTTCTTCAATAGCTCAACCGCACCATTTACCTCAGACACAACCGTACACGCTGCAAGATTCTTGTAATACTCAAACTCTGTTGCTTTTGGGTCGATGATATATAAGTGCATCTGTGCCGGATTCTTTTTCATCAATAGAGACAAGATGAGGTTATGCAGAACGATTGATTTACCAGATCCGGTCATACCAGAAATGAGGATATGGCAAGCCTTGGCAATATCAATATAATGTTTAGAACCATCAACCGCCATGCCGATTGCCATTGTAAAACCATCGGTGGACTGGTACTCATTATCAATGAGCATATCGCCCAGAAACACGGTTTCTGTACCGGTCGGAACCTCGATATACACATAGCCATTATCAAATCTCAAAGAGGCGTTGCAATGTAAGGCTGCCTGAAATTCCTTTTCATGTCTCAAAATGGCTTGCACCTGAGTTCCGGGAGCCGGTTCAATAACATACTGTGTAAGGCGTGGTCCCTGGTTGATTTTCGTGAGGGTGGAGTGGAGGCGGAAAGAGTTCAATACACTCAATATGGTCTCAGCCTCTTGCCTTACTGCATGAGATCCCCATGAGGTATGATAAGTCATATTGCCCTCAACAGTAGGGAAGATATAAGGCTTTGTAAGCTCATAAGCCGGAGCGGTGGCGGCGGTCTGTCTCTCTGCGGACTCTTTCAGTCCTGCATTGAGAAGTGCGCGGACCTCACTGTGTTTTCTGTTTGCGGTTAATGCTTCCATACAGTTAATAAATACGCTTTTCTTTCTCATGGTTCTCAATCCCTTTCTTTACCGGATGCCGGTAGTACACAATTTACTGTTCAATCTCTGCAACTCTTTCACATAGGTGTCAATAGCATCCTGCGATTTCGTATCACACACAAGGCGTTTCGCTTGTCCGGCGTTCTCTATCATCGTCAATACACTATCACTCAATAATGCCTGTTCTCTATCTGTCAATGAAATAACTACCATGTTCATACCTCCTACAACATATCATTACTTGAAAAAGTATTCAAAAGGATCTCATTGTCGGTTTCTGTTATATCCAGATAGTTGCCGGAATCATCAATAATACTTAATGCTTTTTCTTTGGTTATAGGTCTTTTCTCTGCGCCCCTAAAAGCGAAGCCATATCGGAACATCAAAGGCTTTTCGGATGCCTCAACAACTTCCTTTGCCTTGGCTCTGTCTAAAGTTCCATCGTAGAATGACATTTTTATCATAATTCCGCCTCCCATTCATCAAAATCAGGTAAGTACGCTTCCAATTCCTCATAGGTTACTTCTGGAAGTATGTTTGCAATAATCGCCCTTGCGGAGTTCTTTGTATGACCGTGTTCCCTATATACATAGTCAATGAGATTTTTGATTAAATCATAAGTGAAATGATCCTCAATGCAGCCGGGAAACTGTTCTTTTAAGTAGTTCATAAATACTTCTAATTTATCTTTGTTCATGTGTTACCTCCATATTACAACGTGTTACATATCGTTACAATGTAACGGATTAGATTAAAATACTCTCAATCAATCGGCGGTTTCCGGGTGTAACCTCTCCGCCATAGTTGGAAACGGTCAAGATCAGGTCAATGGCTGTTCTCAATCCTCGAAGCTCGGCAGATACCCGGCTGCGCTCATTGTGGTAATTCTTCAACGCCTCACGCTGAATAGGAAGCTCAATAGAAAGCTCAAAACGTGTGCGGCGTGGTGTGGATGGATTGTTATAGGTGCGATCCATTGCATCAATGGCAGCCATGCGGCGATCCTCTTCAATACTCATGCGCTTTTCTGTTTCTTCAAGGCTTGACACCTTGGCCTGCAGTAACTCAAAACTGCTCATACCGTTCTCAATTCTCAATGCTGTATTATTCATGGTTTCTTATCCTCCTAAACTCAATATGTTATGCTGTGACTACTTCATAATTTGCCGGAATCCTGGTTACTGGCATATAACGGCCGGATGATTGGCAGAACCAGAAAGGGCGTTTGAACTGATACGCTGCGGCGTGTTTCAATAGTTCAATGCTTTCCCCAGTGTGGAGAGTAAAGCGGATCACTGCGCCGACAGGTAAATTTTTCAATGCGTGCGGATCTTTCTTTGCTTCAATGTTCTTTCTGCATCTCTCCCGCCAGTTGTTGGCATATTCTGAATCAGTAGGGGAGAGAAGAGAGAGGATAGAGGCGGGGCAATGATCTTCACAAGGTCCCATGCTTTCCTCCATCGTCTTAACTCCAAAGTTGAAATAATCCCGGCTGTTGGTGTGCGTCAATGCAACGGCGGCGAATGTCTCAGCCTCTCCGGTGCTCAATATGGTTACTTTTACGGCGGCGTAATATGTAGCCCCAACCATGCAAGAGCGGACAACCTCATATTTTTTCGTGTCGTTCTGCCAGGTGTAAAGCTCGTCAATTTCTGCCTTTTTGTCAATAGCTCCGGTTCTTGTATAGTGTGTAGCGTGTGCATAATCCCATCCCATGATATAAACCTCCTTAATCTCTTACCGGCTCGCATTGTAAACAATGGTTTTTGCTAAAGGTTATCAATGCTGTTTTCGTGCCGTTCTCATGCTTGAAATTTTCAAAAAACTTTATCAATGTATCAAACTTATAATAGTGCAAGCCTATTTCTGAATACTCAATATAGCGATGATCCGTTATATAGGTTCCTTGGCTGTCGGTGTACTTCTTAAAGAAACGCAGCTTTTCTATATATTCATCAATATTTATTATTTGCCTTTCTGCTAAATGCTCCAGAGTTGCGGTTCTGTTCAGTGCTTTATATGACATCTTGAAAACCTCCATTTCTCAATACATCCGGCGGAGCGGTGGCGGGCGTTATGCCTGCCAACATCCGCAACGCTCACAAGTGAAATTAGGGGCGGCAGGCTCTCCGAATATATACCGGCGGATCTGTTCTTGCATAGTGTCCGGGATAAGTCGCGCCCAGTTGGTAGCGTTTCGCCAACGATTCACGGCACGCGCTGCACTGTATAACCTCGCCTGTGCTTCCTTGTCGAGATTGAAAACCTCGATCAATGTAGATACAGAACTGTTTTCACGGTCGGAGACCTCACGCGCATAATTTACATGATTCTTTCTCTCTGTGATGGTCTCAAAAGGTCCCTTATAAAGGTTTTTTGCGCTCTTGCAATACTCGTTGTATGCCTCATTACAAGCGGCCACCGCGTCAATTAGCCTTTCAATGTCAATATTCATCATATTATGCAGCCCCTTTCTTTTTCGGTGTCTGTTTGGAAAGTTCCACAACCTTATAAAACGGAATAGAGGAGCGGGAACCGCGGAACGTGTCGCGCACGTCCTCAATATAATTATAGCGATCCTTTAACTGCCCAATATCGGCAGTTATTTCCTCATATTCTGCCGGGGTCAGAT